TTCTGCAATAGATGACAATTCTGTCTCGCTTAAATCTTCGGCCAAGTTAGCAAACCAGCCCTCGTTTTTATTTTTCTTGTTAGATTGTATAGGGTTACCGTCAAGCGAAACGCTAATAGAGCCGTCCCCGTGGTCAATCCGTAACACATTCCCATCGGCGTCCAACTCCGGCAGATCCGCGCCCTCGTCGGCGTCCATAATGACAATGGTGTCTTGACCCTCGCCGAGAGTGTTTTCAGGCTCATCTTGATCAAGACGAAGGTTTGGAACGAGACCGGGCGTCAGTGCCATGTGCGGTATCCTGTTGAAGTTCCGCGCATTATAGGCCAATTACGCCTCGTTCGCAAATCTCCAATCGTCGTCTTGTTCATCAAGATCAAGGTCTGGCTTGTTGAGGGCATCCAGCATACGCATAAGTTCCAACCGCAGTTCATCCTTGGTGTCGCCCCAAGGCTTTACCGCATTGGCCGTCATTCCTTGCACATTACCGTCTTGATCGTAATACACTTCATGGATGGCAAACCCCACGTCGGGATCCCCAAACAAATTCCGTGTCTTATATTTCACAACTCGGTGGTTCCACGTCATCATGGATTACTCCTCGCAATCGCATCGCCACATGAGAACCGAATATTCTCCATGCGTTGCGCCAAGGTGTGCTACGATCATCCACCCAAGCCGGTGGTAGTCGTCCACTAGGTGATACGCAACGTATCGAAAATTCCCAGTGCGAATACAAGTCATGCTTTACACGGCATGAAATTTTTAGTCAAGGACGTCAGCCAACGCCTTAATTATGCTGACCGCCACATTTTTTTTAACCGCGACTTGGACAATTTTTGTGTCAATTACTACCGTCAACATAATGCGACCGTCATCCATTTTTCTTGTCGCTATTGCTTTGATTTCTTTGCTCATACGCCCAAAAATCCGCAACTTCCGTATTCATCACTGTGCAAGTATTCGCCCGATTCTTCGTCAAAGTATGTGGCCCAGCGCCACGCGGCGCAATGATTTGCCACGCACGGCTTGCCAAGAATTTGGCCCTCAACAACAACTTCCCGTCCCGGAATGCCATTGCCGCGCCCAATTGGGCAAACCAATTTCGACATTTCTTCCGGCGTCATGTAGTGCGGATTGTCTGCCATTTTGTGTTCCTACACTGGGTAAAGTGGTTGCGTTTCCCGGCCACTGACAAATTGTTTCATGCTGGCCAATTCCGCCGTCCGCTCCGCGCCACGTTGAAGCATTCCAGTTGAGCGCAACCAATTCAATGCTTGCGTGACAGTATCATGTAAGTCGTCATGCTTGCCTTTTGGAAATGTCGCGCACTGCGCCACAACCATTTCGGCCCACACGCGGAATACCTCGCCAGACGGGTCGGTGGGGGCCATAATCATGCCCTCCGAAAACAAGTGCTGAATTGAGTAAGTGCGCGCCACTTTATCCAATCCCTTAGGGTCAATGAGGCGGACGCCGTAACTTTCTCCGCCAAATAGACGACGCAATTCTTGGCTGACCGATATGCCCGACGCTTTGTTTTCAATCAGGAGCATATCAATTTTCCACTCCTTGGCCGACGCGGCAATTTTTTGCACCAGTTCGTGCAATTCCATGCGGCCCTGCCACGCATGCATTATGATAGCCTTGGGGACGTCAGCCTCGCGCTCTTCCGCTGAAATGCGTTGCCAACTTCCGCCCATGTCTCCGCCCACGATGCCGGTCGTTGGGCCAGCGTCACGGTAAACGCCCCAAATAGTGCAAGCGGAGAAGTCACCCTCAAATTCCTTTGCGCCGAAAGCAGTATCGACCGACGCGACAACAATTTCCAAATTGTGTGGGTATTTTTCTTTGGTCCACTCGCCCCACCACTCGCGTTTGATAATACCGCCGCCCGCCGGTTCAGGCCGTTGCTGCAATTGCCCCGCCGTGGCGTAGGGGCCAAGGGTCTTCTCCAGCAAGTTAACTTCTTGCTCGCCAAAACGTTCGGGCCAAAGAAGTTGCCCCTCCTCAGTGCGGGGGTCTGTCCACACCACCGCCTCCCCGCCATTTAATTCCGCGGGGACTAATACATTGTAAGTTCGACGCGCCGCCTCAAATCGCATTGGCAAGCACAAGTGTGTCCAATCGCCCACGTCTTTTGACAAAATGTGTCCCGTAACATCTTGCTCCGACAGGCGTTGCTGAATGACAATCTTGACGCCTTTCTTGGGGTCGTTGAGGCGGGTTGACCACGCCATGTCCCACCACTCAATTGTCGAGGCAATAATAGCCTCCGAATTGGCTTCCTGAGCATTGTTGGGGTCGTCGGCAATCAAATAGTTACCGCCCAAGCCGGTGGTGGCTGATCCAACCGACACAGTATTGCGTATGCCATTCTTGTCATTTTGAAACCGCGTCTTGGTGTTTTGGTCGCCCACCAACTTAAAACGGTCGCCCCACAGTGTTTGGTACCACTTGCTTTCAATCAAACGTCGGCACTTGACCGAATCCTGAATTGACAAATTCATTGCATAGGAGGAATGCAAAAATTGCATACCGGGGCCGGACGTTGGGCTGCTTATGCTTTGCGTCCACACCCACGCGGGAAACATTGTCCCGGTAATGGTTGATTTGGAAAAGCGGGGCGGGACGTTAATGATCAAATTACGGATATACCCGTCGCAACATGCCTGAAGGTGTTCACATATGGCTTGCAAGGCGAATCCGCCGTGGGCAAATGGCGCGGAGTCAACCTCGCGCCAAGCCCTAACTGTAAAGTCATACAGGCTTTCCTCGTAATTCTTGGCCTTTAATTGGCGGACAAGTTCCCGCCGCTGGCCTTCTGTCAGGTTTTGTAAATCTATTGCCATACACAGAAATTACCACGCCAAGGAAACGCCGACAAATTTGCCTGTTTACTTGGTTTTGACTTTAACTTTTACCCGAAACGCGCTCTTGGATTTTTCATACTGATCCATTGCCTTAAACACGCTTTCAAGTAATTCTTCATATCGGCATATTTCTTCAAACCGCTCTTCTAACAAGTCGGCGGCTTTCCATTCAAGGGTTGTTTCTTTTGGCCAAGTGGACACGCCAGTCCGCGGGTCACGCTCGCTTTTTTCGCATTCTTCCGCCGCTTCCCTGAGGGCTTTAACTATGTCTGCCGGTAACATCATTGGCTGTCCTTCCACGCTACAAGGCACTTGCTGACCCACCACAAAACACCAAACCACAGATTAATCGCCAGTGGCAATTCAATATACCATTCCATTTCAATTACTCCTCTATGCTTTGCTAATAAAAAACGCAAACCCAATAAGTCCAAGCATGACTGCAACCAATTCAATTGTTTCAGCCAAATTTTTTCCAATTTCAATCATTGTTTACTATCCCTCGCATTAAAATGTGAAAACCATTCACGCAGTTCAGTTTTTTCAAACTTTGAATAAATCCTCAACGTGTAATCATTTCAATTGTTCCGGTAAAACTTTAACCCACCTTTTTCCATCCAGCCATACTTGACCCGTTGGAGACCAATCCAAAACTCCAACTCGGTGTTCATCGTCGGGGTGGCGTTTAATCAGTTTGGTCAACTCCAATGCGCATTCTGCAATTTCTTGCCGATCATGTGCCAACGAAATGTCTGCGGAATAAACAGTCATAGTTTGCAATCGGAGCATCATGTTGCGCTTGTGCAGAGCATTGTACCATTCTGACAATTTCCTAGCATTTGGCCATCCTTGCCAATGTTCAGGCCCCAAGAACGTGTGATTGAGGTCATCGCCATCATAATGGATATTGAGCCAAGCCAATTCTTCCTTGGCATATGTTTTGCGCAACTTTATCCAATACGGATTAAATTGACGCCAAAAAGAATTAAACACATATTGGTGTTTTATATTCCAAACTTCCCCGATCACAATAAATTTAGAGCCTTCAACCCTTTTGATGGGAAATGAACCGCCATATGAGCCAACTGGTTGGTATAAATTCATTTTGGCGGCTCCGGCAATGGCATCCAATGAGTAACCTGACACTCTTCATAATCATATTCAGTCGCTTCATTTGGATCACAAATCCATGAATTACGATGCCACTTAACAGTTGCAATTCCTGATATGGATTCAAACCCACAACGACCATAAGCAAGAATGCGCGTACCGTCTTTCGGCGCGGTTTCAATTAATTGCCACTCGTTCATTTTCGCACCCACGGCAAACCGTCAGGAAACTGAGACCTGACCTTGATGTTGTTTTCAAAGAAGAATGATCTCAGATCCCGCTTCTCGCTCAG